GAGCGGCTCTGGCATAGGTTGGAACCTGTTAGAGCTCCTGAGGGGCCTTTGGGTGCCTCCGACGACTATTTCTGTCGTGAAGCCTGTTGAGTATCGTTATGGGTCTAAGGTGGAGGATTTGGCTGCTTATTACTCGGGTATGGATGTGTTGTTGGCCACGAGCATGGGGGAGGGTTTTGGTGTTCCGACTATTGAGGCGCAAAGTGTCGGCACTCGGGTAATTGGTAGTTCTTGGGCCGCCACTCCCGATCTTGTTTCTGAGGAGTGTTGGACTGTGCCGGGCAATCCGATGTGGGATGACAATCAGCGTGCTTGGTGGCAGAACCCGCAGGTTCCGGCGATAGTTGAGGCTTTGGAGCAGGCTTATGCGCAGGGTAAAACAAAATCTCCGTCTGCTGTCGAGTTTGCGAAACGTTTTGATGTTGATTACGTGTGGAAAAACGACTGGATGCCCCTTCTAAGAGGGCAGTTTAATGACCGTTAAAAAACTACAAGCTATTTACGCAAAATACTCTATGAATGATTGCGGCGGCGATAAGGGCACCCAACACAGTTACATTGACGTTTACGGTAAGCACATTCCTAGCACTGCAAAAAGCATTCTAGAGATTGGTGTCTGGGAGGGCCATTCTCTTGCCATGTGGGAGGAATACTGCCCGAAGGCACGTGTTGTCGGCATTGACATTACACTCAGTCGCGTAAAGTTTCCTGTCGATGTCAGGGTGGGTAGCGCGGTTAATTATTTTGACATACAAAAACATTTTTGTGACGACACGTTTGAATACATTATTGATGACGGTTCTCATGTGCCAACAGATCAGCTAGAGAGTTTGATTCTGCTTTGGGAAAAACTTGAAGATGGTGGCGAGTATTTTATTGAGGATATTGCTGGCGACTCGGCTTTGAAAACGCTAACCGACTACTTGGACGTGAGAAGTGTTAGTTACAAGGTTTATGACTTGCGTGAGAAAAAGCAACGGTTTGACGACATTCTTTTGGTGGTTAGTAAATGATTCCTAATCTGATTGTGCCGGTCCTTAACAGGTATGACTTGTTGCAGGACATGTTGAACAGTATTGACGAGCCTGTGGGTGAACTGCTGATCATTGACAATGGTGGTGAAGCGGATTCTTTGCTGTTTCCCTCACTTGCAAGTGAAGTGCATTTTATTCAGCTGCCAAGCAATCTTGGCGTTGCTGGTTCATGGAACCTTGGTATCAAGTTGCTACCGCATCACGATCGTTGGTTCGTTGCCTCTAATGACATGCAGTTCATGCCTGGTGCGACGGGCGTGCTTGGCACCGCACGACAAGATGAGTTGACCCTAACTCAGGACAGGCCTTACTGGCAATGCTTTGCTGTCGGCGATACCATTGTTGAAGAAGTTGGACTTTTCGATGAGGCTTACTATCCGGCATATTTCGAAGACAACGATTTTCAGCGTCGCCTCAACAAAAAAGGGTACGACGTACGTATGTTGCCTATACAAACAAATCACCAAAATTCCTCTACTATCAACAGCGATCCCCATTTTTCGAGACGTAATCAAGTAACATTCGGTTACAACAAGCATTATTACGATCACAAGCTTGCTTGGGATGACTACTCAGAGGGTGGTTGGAAATTGCATCGCCGCCGTGAGGCTTCGTGGGACAGGCCACGATAAACTAGACGAGGAGGTTTATTGTGGCTCTTGTGAACGCCTATGCGACGTTGGCGGACGTGAAACGTAATCTGTCGATTACTGACTCGGTTGATGATGCTCTTTTAGAGCTTTGTATTACGTCTGCCTCTCGCGCTATTGACAACATGACCGAGCGGACGTTTTTCCAAACGACTGCGACTCGGGTGTTCATACCTGACGATTCTTTCTTCTGCCCGATTGATGACTTGTACACTTTGACGACGTTGAAGACTGCTGATGATGCCGATCAGGAGTACGACATAACGTGGGGCGTTAAGGATCGACAGCTGGAACCATTGAACGGCACGATAAACGGCACTGAGTGGCCTTATACGGGCATTAGAGCTGTCGGTGACTATTTGTTCCCGACGGTGGGCCCTGAGGCCACTGTGCAAGTTACAGGCGTCTTTGGGTGGCCTTCTGTGCCGACCGCCATTGAACAGGCGACTATTTTGCAAGCTGCACGCTACTTTAAACGGTCAGATAGTCCGATGGGCGTTGCTGGTTTTGATGCAATGGGTGTTGTGCGTTTGTCGAACGTTGATCCTGACATTTACACTCTGTTGGAGCCCTACAAGAAGGTTCGGATGTATTGATGTCTTTAGACATTCAGAACATTCGTGACGCTATTGCAACTAACCTTGCAACCATTAGCGGCTTGCGCACCTCGGGTGACGTGCCCGATAACCCTAATCCGCCGCACGCGGTCGTGTTTCTTGAAACGGTGGAGTATGACGATGCTTTTCGTGGCGGCCTGACGACGTTGATGATGAAGGTCATGGTTATTGTTTCCCGCGCCGATGACCGCACTGCGCAACGCAAATTAAACCAATACATTTCACCCGACGGGGCACGAAGTATCAAGTCCGCGGTAGAATCGGATAGGAGCCTTGGAGGTCTAGTTCAGACGTTGAGACTGACGGATATGACTAGCTTAGGCTCTACAATAGTTAGTGATCAAGAATACATGGCTGTAGAATTTTCTGTAGCCGTCTATGCATAAGGAGAAACAAATTGGCTAAGTATGTCGTGACGGGAACCTACGTTACCTTGAACGGTGACGACATTTCCGGCAACACTGCACGCGCCGAACTGGTGATCAACGCTGCTGAGATTGACACTACTGACTTTGGCTCCAACGGCTTTACCGAAATTATCGGTGGCCTGAAGTCTGGTCAGGTCACTCTTGACTTCCACAACGACTTTGGCGCGGGTGGTATTTCAACTCTGCTGTCAGACCTGGTTGGCACCATCGGTACCGTGACGATTAACCCGACTGGTAGTGCCGTTTCGAGCACAAATCCTACGTGGACCGCACCCGTAATGGTCTCTTCCTTTACTCCGGTGGCGGGAGCAGTGGGAGATTTGGCTACCTTCAGTGTGACTTTCCCGACTACCGGCGAAATCACCTACGCAACTGCTTAATTAGTGTAGGATTTCTCTCATGAGAATTAACCTACATCTTGAGTACTCGGACGGTACAAAGCGGGACGTTATTTGTAACGCTGCGGACCTTGTTGCGTTTGAAGACAAATTTAATATCAGCATTGTCAAGCTGGGTGATGAGCCTCGAATGGGTTGGCTGCTCTTTTTGGGGTGGCACTCGGAAAAGCGCACGGGCAATACGACTGATGACTACGAGAAGTGGTTGGAGTCTGTTGAGGCCGTGGGTGAGGCGGATGGCGACCCAAAATAGAGGGACTAGGTGAGTCTTCCGCCCATTGGTGGGTTGCGAGCCTAGCTGTAGAGACAGGTATTAGCCCTCGAGAGCTTATGGCTCTTGACGACAGAATGCTGTGGACCATGCATAGATGGTTGGTGGCAAAGAACTTGCCGCATCAGTAAGGAGACCGTCCCTTCGGGGGCGGTTTTCTTATTAGTACAATAGATAGGGATTGGCGGTGTTCTGTGGCGAATGAGTATCAGGCGACGGTCGTTATTAGCGACTTTAAACGTCTTGTGCGTGAGTTGAATCGGGTAGAGCCTGAGCTTGTGAAACAGTTGCGTCAAGATTTGAAAGAGATTGCTGAGATTCCTCGTAAGGCTGTGCGATCTGAGATTCCGTCGAAGCCGCCTTTGAGTGGGATGAAGCGCAAATTGTCGCCTGTTGGTAAAACGTGGAACACTCGGCGTAATGCGCGCACGGTGAGAATTAAAACAAAGTCGCCGAAGCGTGGTGCTTCGGGTGTTGCCGTGAGGGATGCTGGAATGATTCAGCTTGTTGTGACGTCTCCGGCGACGATTATTGCCGACATGGCTGGTCGGGGCAATATGAAGGCCAGTATTGACGGTCAGAAGACGGATTGGTATGTGTATCCGTTGGCTCAGGGAACTACGGAGAATACTCGGCCTGGGCAGCGTCGCCACACTGTGAATGGTCAGGGGCGTGCGATGGTGCGGGCACTCGGTTCTAATGCTTCTCGTTTTGTTTATCCCGCGGTGGAGGATGTTATGCCTCAGACTGCTGAGAAGATTAGTTCGGTTATTAATGAGGCGACCACTGTGATTGAGAGGAAGATTAATGGCTAAGAGCCGTAATCTTAAAGTTGATATTCTTCTTGGCCTTAAGGGCAAGGGTATTGACGAGGCCATCAAGGATACGAATAAGCTTGGCAAAAGTATCCAGGGGCTCAGTGGTGCTGCAATTAAGGCGGCAGCTGGTTTTGCCGTATTTAAGGGCGGGCAACTGTTTGGCCGTTTCGCTAAAGAAGCTGTCGGCGAAGCGACTCAGTTAGAGCGCAACGTTGCCGCTTTGGGCAACATTTTTGGTGAGCAAGCACCTAAGATGGCGCAGTTTGCTCAAGACGCGAACCGTATTGGTTTGAACATGAACGAGGCTGCTGGTGCGGCTACGTTCTTGGGTTCTGTTATTAAACAAGCCGGTTTTGATATTGATGAAACGTCTGAGATGACTCAGCGTTTGATTGAGCTCTCCGCAGATCTTGCTATTACTTACAACCGTGATGTTTCGGAAGCATTGAACGCTGTTGCTGCTTTGTTCCGTGGTGAGTACGACCCGATTGAAAAGTTCGGTGTCGGTATGAAGCAAAACGAGATTGAGTCTTTGAAGGCTGCTCGTGGTTTGGATAAGCTCACTGGTCGGGCTGAAATTTTTGCCGATGTGATGGTTCGTTATGAACAGTTGCTGATTCGGTCTCGGGATGCTCAGGGTTCGTTTGCTGATCAGTCTGAGTCTTTGTACGTACAGCAACAGGTGTTGGCTTCTACGTTTGAAAATGTGCAGGCCGCGGTTGGTTTGGGTCTTACGCCTGCTTTGGCTCGCTTGACAGCTAATTTGATTCCCCTTGTTGAAGACTTTACGCCGGTTTTGATTCGGTTGTTTGACTCTTTAATTCCGCTTGTTGAGTCCTTGACCAGGAATAAGGATCAGCTTGCTGGGGTTTTGGTAAAGACTATAACCCTGTTTGGTTATTTTATTGAAGCTGTTTTTAAGGCGACTGCGCACGTTATTGAGCACATTAATGTGTACAAGAATCTTGCTATTGCGTTTGGTGCGATTGTTGTTGGTACGAAGTTGTTTGGGTTGCTCATTATGGGCATTCAGGGGGCTACGACTGCGGCGACGTTGTTTAATGTTCAGTTGAGTATGACCAACCGCCAGTTGCGCATTATGAAAGCACGTATTGCTGCTACCGGTTTTGGTTTGATTGCACTCGGTGTTGGTGCCGCTGCGGTTGCTTTGGGTGCGGCCACTGATGATCTTGACGAGTCTTTGAGTGCTCTTGATACAGAGCTAGAGGAGTTTAATCTTGAAGACTTTATGGGTCAGGTGGATGGTGCCACGGCTGCCATTGATGACGCGAACACTTCTCTTGGCGAGACTGCTGGTGCGGCTGGCAAGGCGACTGACGCGGTAGGAGACTTTTTCCGCAACTTGCAGAACGAAGCCGCTAAACAGTCTGCGAAGCTCCAATTGGAGGCTTTGGGGGCTTCTGAGGGGCTTATTCAGGCTGTACTCGGTTCTGGTGATGAGTGGTACAAAGTCTTTGCGGAGGTTACTCGTCGGGGTGCAGAGTCTATTCGTGAGGTGCAGGCACTTTTTGCTGCTACTCCGGCTGGTTTTGATGAGGCCAAGCAGGCTTTTGAAGAGCAGAAGCGTGAGTTTGAAGCTTTCCGTGACGCCGCGAATGAAGCCCGTGACAGTTTAATTGACTTCACTGAAGAGTTCCGCATTTTGCCGACTATTGAACGGCAGATGGGGCAGTTTGAACGTAACACTGTTGATCAGTTGGAGAACATTGAAGAGCGTCTTGATGAGGCTTTCGACAATGGGTATTTGTTGGAGAACTCTTACCGTGAGTTGCGTGAGTATGCGCGTAATGAGTTTCAGGTGTTGCGTCAGATTGAACGTCAACGTGATGAGTTGCTTGTTCGTCGCAATGCTGCTGAGCAGCTTATCGGCCAGGTGAGTGACGCTGTTGTTAGCGGTGGCCGCTTGGTTGATGTTTTGCGTGATGTGCAGGATGGTGCTGAAGAGGTTGATGTTACGAAGCTTGTAAAGAAAACCATTGAGGATGCTGATGGTTTGCGCGAGTTTGAGGTTTTGATTACGTCGGCTGTTGTTGAGCCGATTGAGGAAGTGAAGTCTAAGTCTCAGCAGCTTGTTGCTGGTTATCGGAACATTGTTGAGCGTACTCGGGCGTTTGTGAATAATATGAAGGCTTTGCGTCAGCTTGGTCTTGATCCTCAGTTGTTTAATGAGTTGGTTGAGGCTGGTGTTGATGCGGGTGGTGCGACTGCCGAGGCTCTTCTTGAGGGTGGTGCTGACACTGTTAATGAGGTGAACTCGCTGTTTGGTGAGCTGAATGCTCTTGGGGAAGAGTTGGGTGAGGAGACTGCTCAGGTCATGTATGGCCAGGGTGAGATGTTTGTTGATGGCATTGTTGAGGGTCTTGAGGCTCAGGCTGCTCAGTTAGAGGAGCAGGCTATTAATCTTGCTGGGGCGTTTACTCAGTCTTTTGAGGCTTTGCTGATTTCGGGTATTGAGATTGCTATTGCTAAGGCTCAGGTTGCTTTGGGCAAGATGCCGACGATGGAGGGTATGCCTAAATTCACTGGTGGGGCTCCGTCTGGTGGCGGGGACGGTGGTAGCGGTGGCGGCGACGGGGAAGCTAGTGTTCCGGCGTTTGCCACCCCGGCAACCGTAGAATCTATGGTTCAAAAACGGCGTCAAGAGGTTGAAGACATGCGCCGCGCTGTTGAGAAGGCTCAGTCTGA